GAACTTATTACTTGATCGCGTCTTACGAGATCGTCGCTTGCTGAGCTAGCAACTGAGCTTTTAGGAGCACTCGAAAACGTCTTAACACCTGCAACGGTCTGATTGCCAGTTAATTTAATAGTAGTATCACTCAACACCTTTCCTTGACTCGCAGACAAAGGCTTGGTCGCATCAGTACTTGTTAAATTATCTATAACCTCAGATGCTGTTATAATGTCGTTAAAGTCGTTATCTGACAACACTTTGGACCAGTTCGATGGGTCGATAGCTGGTGCTGATGCACTTGTAAAGCTGTTAGTTTTGCAAATGTATAAATTACCACTTGACGCAACGACAGATCCAACATGATACTCCTGCCCTGCATCCCACTCGGCAACCCCCTGCTGGTGCAGGTAAGCTATATACTGTCCCAAAGTATAGCCCATCGCGTTGAAATCTTCTAGGGTCGGAAAGTCGTTTGGACCTACGATTTCCCATCCTTTTAGGAAATCTACTGTTGCATTGTCGGTTAGCGTGTCTGATGACGTAGTGCCTCCAAAAACTGTCCTGGAGCCAACAGACGCTCCGGATGCAAAGGCCCTTATGTTACCAGCCCCTCTTATTATCTTTGCCATGTGTACCCCTTAAATGTGTTTAAAAGCTATAAAATAAGCTTGCTTGCGAAAGTACCAGACGCGTAGAGCGTGTTCGTTTTACTACCAAAGCTCATCGCGTTTGGATTTATGTTAAATCCAAATGTTTTGTTAGCTACCCGTATGACTTTTTTTAGTTGTACTCCTTGCGGTTTTGGCAACAACTCAAGACTAGAAATAACTTTTAGCTTTGCTGTATCAATAGAGTAAGGCAATAACAACGTCAAAGACATGTTAAAATTATCTATTAAAATAGCATCAGAACCTAACAAAAAACTTATTGCATCTTGTAACCCAAAACCGTCAGGTTGTGAAACGTTATACCCATCAACATTATTTTTTATTATTTTAGCTCTTAAAAAGGTAGTGTAGTCAGGGTCGTTTAATTCATCATCAGCATACAATAAAGCGCCTTTAGTTGCAAGTGGTCCCCCGACATAAGATGGATCTTTTTTACTACTAAACCCTTTTGAATTAATATTACTTTTAAAACCAAAAAAGCTTTTTGGGATGACTGCTTTTACAACACGAGACAAGCCTACAAGCTTACCTATCAAGTCCAACCTGTGCCCCGTTGCTTGTCCTAACTCAACATCCCTACCGATGTGATCGACCGTTTCTTTGATTTCTAAAAGCTCATTAACTTTTAAACTCATCTCAGCGGTCGGCGTTGTCTTGTCACTATACTGCTTTATTATTAAACCTAAGTAATACTTTAGTAGTTCACTCATTTATTAGACCTCAGTTATTGTTATTTTAGATGGTGTAATAACTAGTCTTTCGTCTTGTGCTGGTGCCAACTTTTCGCTAGTGTAAGTCAAGCCATCGAATGAAACTTGAAGGTTAACAACTGATAAATCACTTAACCCCTGCGTTGCTGTTGAATATAATTTAAATGCGTATAGCGTCTCTGCTATTCCTAATTTGTAACTAGTTAAATTAGTAGTAATTCTATTCGTATTTAATGATAAAGTTGAATAGTTTTTAACGTCTATTTTAACAAATATTTCTTTGGTTGTCGGACGATCGAATTTTACTACGTGTGTATAGGTTTTACCATTAGGTAAGGTTTCGACGTAGGTACCCGTTGTAGAGCCTTTGAGGCCTGTTCCTGCCGTCTTATTGCGTGCTATAGCTTCGGCTATGCTAACGATATCTCCGCCATCTACAACGATCCAAAGCGTGTGTGATGGTATAGACCCGACCGTTGCGTTAGTGTCGTTTTCGTAGATGGCGACGTCTGACACATTTTTAATGCTATAGAGCTTAGCAATAAGCCCGCCGACCGTTGAGTAAGAAGCTGATGCTACCGAACGACCACGCCTTAATCTTAGCTCCTCGTCTGTCTCTTCATCCTTCCCGACTGTGGCCCCAACACCTCCTGTCGTTACTGTGCTAACGTCAGGGTTGACGTCGACGAACTCAAAGGTTGCTAGACTGGAGCCAACAACGGCACCTAATCGCTCACTAAAAAAGGTAACTGTGTTAACTCCAGATAGCAGAGTTGTGCTACTCCCAGTTAGCCAAATCTCACCAGAGTTGTCCTTAATTCTAAACGCATTAGGTAAGGTTGTTGAGGTTGTAGCGGTAACTTGCAAGTCCCAGGACGATTGCAACGAATCACGCCTAGATATACCTGCAAGCTTTATCAGCTTATTGAGTTGCTCACCTTTCGCAAGGTCGACGTCTAACGCGTTATATAGAGCTAACAACGCAACCTGCAAATCGTACTGAGCTTTAGCCTCAATGCCTATTCTTTGCCCATCCGGGCTGTCTTGATCAACGACAATATCGGCACCGTATATAGATTTGTAACCATCCACAAGTCTAGTAAAGATGTCTTCATAAGTGTCTATTTGCAACCCCTGAGCTGTTAATTGTAACGACATTATATTATTACCCCTAACTCTAATTTAACAATCTCATCAAAGATGGTCAGCACTGACGCAACGATTGACGCCTTTCTTTCTTTTATGTCTGTTTTTAATTCTGTTATTTTAATAACGCCATATGTGCCAAGAATGGTGTTAGATATTGCATTAATCAAAAACTCTTGCCTACCGTTATAACCTAATAAATTAAAATAATCAACTCCAGCGTCTACGCTCAAAAACCAGTCGTCCTTGAACGACAATAACCTTGTTTTTAAATTTTGTGCAACTGCATTATTATCAACTGCGTAGTCTCCTAATCCTCGCCCAAACATCCACTCCCCGTCTCGTGTTTTTCTTACTCTCACAATGGACCCCCTGTCACTCCTGAGCCTGTCATAACGCCACCGTGTACGTGTGTTGCAATGTTAACACCACCTATTGTCCCGGCAGATGCAGAGAAACTACCCCCGCAAGAAACGTTACCAGCTATAGACAAGTTGCCTTGGATGGCACCGTTAATAGTAACATTGCCTGTTACTATTAAATTACCAGTCAACGATAGATCGCCTACGATATCGAGATTACCTTGTTGCTTGTAGTTTCCAATAAGTTCAAAGTTCCCTTGTTGTTTATACTCTCCGACAATATCGAGATTACCTTGTTGTTTATAGTCACCGACAAGTTCAAAGTTCCCGTCTTGCGTATAGTCTCCTACTTGCTCGTAATTACCTGTGACCTCAGAGTCGCCTACTCTTTTAATCTTTTGAGGTATCTCACGACCCAATCCTAGCGGTCTGAGCCCCACAATTGCTACGCAATCACTTAAATCATGATGCCTATTTTCAACAGGCGTGACGTTGTCTTTTCCGCTCCACCATTGATCAAATGACCGTTCTACAACAAGCAACAAGCAATAGTCGCCAACAGACACAGGATGTAAATCGTAAGAATCACCGCCCTGCATATACACAATAGGCACGTCTGGAAGTGTTGGGATCTCAACATCCGCTCCTCTTATAGCATAGTTTATCACTGGCTTTACGTCAATTGTTTTAGAATTAACCTTCTCAACCCGTCCAATTGTTAACGTGTGCGTTGACAATAAGCAATTGTCGATTGCCTTTTTTAATATTGTGTTTAATTCATAAGCCATTAAATACGTCCCCTACCATAACTAACTTGACGTTCTGTTCCCATTGGTCCCCATCTGTGTCGCCAGTTGTTTCTACGGACACAACTTTACCCATTCCGTTCATCCTTGGGTTAAGCGAACTTTTAACCTCTGCCATCGTACCTATTTTAACTGATGGGTTGATTATTGTTGTGAGCTCAAGCATATTCATATCACGGGTCGGCACGCCAACAAGCCCACTTTCTGCTGAGATGACAGGCACGAAATCATCTATTACCTCACCATTCGCTTTTAACACGTGTAACTTTCCGTCGTCAATAAACCACTCATCCCCAGCACTCAATAGACTTTCTAAACTATCAGTTAAATCTCCATGAATTAACTTTGGTCTGACGATGTCAGGTTGTTCTGTTATTTTCCCAACGTCGAGGCCCCTTCTTTTAAGCTCTGCATAAGCTTCTTTTTTACTCTGCACGACTTTAGAGACGTAAGGGGGTTCGCTGTCGTTGCCAAAAAAGCCAACATCCAAACACTCAAGTGTTGAAA